TCAGGGAATCGTGCCGAGCAAGAGCGCATGGGACCGCGAAGCGCGCCCGATCTGTTTCACCCATAAGTCTTTGCCCAAATGGGCTGCGAGCTGGCTCTGGGGAATTGTGATATCTGTGCTGCCCAGTTCCCACGAAAGATCAGGGGCCAAAGTGCTGCCGATACCAATCTGATACCGTTCTGACTCTTCGTTCAACGGCGTTTCAACATGGTCAGGCCAGTTCCACGCGCCGCGCGCGCGTCTGGTCCAGGACGCTAACAAATCACCATTGGCAAGTGATGTGATTTTCGGATGGACCGGCGAAAGCGGCCGCAGAGCCATTCCCGAATTGCCAATCGCCGCGACGACCGGTTCTTCATCGCCCCGTCCGATAGCCGCAATCGCATCGGATGAACTTTGCGAAACAAGCGAGGTGTCGAGTGGAACCAATTGGCTTCCCAGCAAAGTGACGGGCGATCCGGCCGGATGGGAAATGGCGGCGGAATGTTCGCTGCCGCCTCTCCCGCGAAGCAATCCATGCAAACGCCAACCCGCCGGCGAGACCTGTTCCGCGGTCGCGAACTGGACAATTTCCTCGCCTATCAGAAGGCGGTTTTGCCCTTTGGCAATTCCGGAGAGATCACTGGACGCAAAGGTCATGGAAGGCGCAATCAGCTCGACCTCGAGCGCTGCCACAGGTTCAAACAGGACCGATTGCGACGGCGCGAGCGGAGTTACCAGCGCGCCCAAGGCGGTTTGCGCGCGACCGCTTGGCCCCAAGGGAACAAGCGGTCCGTTGGCCCCCGCAAACAAGGCGGCACCTGACCATTTTTCGGTCTCGCCAGCGAGAGCCGCATAGATATGCACATCACCCGATGCACCCGCGCCATCCCAAGGAAGTTCGAAAACACGCAAGTGAGTGGGTTCGGGCAGGAGATCGTCTGGCAAGGCGGGGAAACCCGCGTCACCAGAGGCTGATGGGATAGATTCGGCCCGCGCGCGCGCAAGGTCCAGTTCGACCCCGCGATCACGCCATTCCCACCCTTCGATGGTCCAATATCCGGCGATATCCGGCACAGACACAATCGCGCCCGGCGCCAGTGCAGGATCGAGTTCCGCAATCCGCCACCGCAGCGATTCGCGAAGGTCTCCCGATCGCAGCGCGGCGTTGTTGATCAGCGATTTGGCATTGGCGGGTGTCAATGCGCCGGGAAACTCGATCGCGGAGATGGCTCCTACTGGCGCGCGGCCATGCGCCCTTTGCGTGCCGGGCTGGTAATCGCGGTCTGTATCGTAATAGCGCAGCGTTTGGGGAGGCACTCTGGCTCCGGTCGATCGCTCTCTGCTTGCACCGTCGGCGTCCCCAAAATCGCCATCGGTCCATGCCGGGACCGCTTCACCAAGTGCAACTGCTTGGGCTGGGTCCAGCCGTTTTGGCAGAAAGGATATGTGTTCATCCTTGGCCGAAACCGAAATGGGATAGACTTGTCCTATAGTGCTGATCGCATCGCGCAGCGATCCGCCCGAGTAGGAGAACCCCGCCAGGCTCGCGAGATCAACATCACCAGTCGCTTCGGCTACATACGGCCCAATCAACCCTTCGAGAGTCAGCGCATCGTTGTCGGCAAACACCTCGAAGGAAAGCGCGGGAATCCGATTGCCGAAATCCTCAAGCTGCAAGTCCTCGAACACGACATAAGCGCAACCGCGAAAGGCTGGCGCAGAACTGCCCTTGTCAGCCGCGATCAAGGGATCGACCGGCTGATCACCATGGCCCGCATAAACTCTGATCTGCCCGCCTGTTTTCAAGTCACCCGACGCACCACGCAGCAGATTTCCGTCAGCCCAGATCCGGCCCACGCTGTGTATCGCGCGGCTCGAAAGCGCGACCGCGAGCGAGGTCGAATAGCTAAACCTAGTTGTCTTGGGCTTGCCCTTGCCGCCGCCGGTTGTTTCGCGATTTTCCTGCAAATCGGTGGCCCAGATTATGGTCCCGGCAACACGCATGCGCCCATAATGTTTGGCGATCGGGCTGCCGTAGCTTGACGTGGTGATGGTCAGATCTTCCAGCCTGGGGCCTTCGCGCGTACTGCCGCCGATTATGGACGCGTCGATCTGCCTGCCCGCAAGCGCGCCGATCGCCCCGCCTACGGGACCGCCGAACAATGTGCCCAAAGCACCAAGCGCCAAAGTGGCCATAATCTAATCGTCCTCTTTCAGGCGGAAATGATGCGTTTTCGGCCATGGCAATGGGCCGGACAATCGGGCGACTCGGCGCAGGCCCGCATGGGCGTGAACAAACTCGTCGGTGCCGATGGCGATCAGCAAATGGAGTTGAGCCGGTCCGGGCCGGGTGGCGACCACATCACCACGAATGGCGGGTGGCCGGGCCTCTGCAAAGCCGTTGCGCGCGGCAAATGACGGAACAAAGTGATAGTTGGCGTTCCGCAATCCGTAAGCGGGTATCGGGACCGGGCACCTGCCAATTTGCTTAAGAGCAATTTCGACAAGGCCAACGCAGTCCAGCCCGCCGATTGTGCTGCGGCCGTGAAGCCTGAATGGCGTATCGACCAGAGCCTCTGCTGCAGCGGCAAAGGCCTCTCTCGCATCGCTCATCGCGGCAATGGGTATCGCGCGAGCAAATCGTTGCCGGGCAAGAATGGCTCGCCCTGGAAGTTGACCGCATTGCCAAACCGGGCAGAGCATGTTGCCAAGAGATGATCGCAACCCTGCGTCAATATCGCGCGTGCACCGGTTTGGATGTCGGTCGATAGCGGGGTGTCCAACAGCAATGCACCGCTCTGGTCTGCCAGAACTTGCATCCGCATTCCTGCATGGGGCCCGCCCAGCCAGCGGACTTCGCCATGGACAAACAGATCATTTTGGATGCCCGAAAAGGTGACGCTGTTTGCGTTCGGATCAACGCTGGTCGCGGCTGCTTCTGTCGTAAATTTGGCCGCAGATAATGTGCAGCCGGGCCCGCAAAACGCGGCGCGGCAGGTGGGGCTGGTTCGCGGGACATGGTCGCAATCGAGCGCTGCCTTGGCCGAATGGAGGTCTGCGGTGAAGCTCGCCCCATCTTCGGTCACGGCTCCCAACTTCCCGCTATATAGCGACGCGCGATCGAGCGTTTCCCAATCGACCGCGCCCACGATGATCGCGGCATTGTCGAACCGTCCCGCGGCGAGGTCCTCTGCGCCTATCGAGCTGTGCGACAAAACGCCACTGACCTCGACGCTGTCGGGCGATAGATCAGCGGTCCGGCGGATCGCACTGGGAACCATCCCGGGCGCCGCGCGATGCAGAATGCCGTCAAACCACAGATCGCGGTCGTGGCTGTTGAATCCCAACGTCACACCATCGCGCCGGAAAATGCGCCAGAAGTTGGCGACGCCCTCCAGCTCTTTTCGAAAGAAAACGTGGCTCATGATGCCTCGCGAATTTCGACCAGCGGGACCGAAGGGGCTTCTCCAGCGGCAAAGCTTGCTCCGGTGATGTCGAGCCGGTCTTCGGCGAAGCGAACAGGCACATCGAACAGGAAACCTGCGCGAATCTCGGCTCCTTCCTCTGGCGCCTGGGTGAAAGTGATTCCGTCCTCTGTGCTATATGTCCACTCGTTCGAAATTGTGCCATCAATGCTGACCGACAGCGTCTCGATGCGTGGCCGTGTGATCGGGCGAATCTGCGGCTCGGGCACATCTCCATAGGTTTTGGTCAATGCAAAGCTGGATGTGGTGCCATCACCCATTCCGAGCAGTTGATCCTGCGCAGTAGGGGTCGCGGTCATCCCGTTCGAACTGAAATCGAAAGGATCGGTCACCCGAAAACCGCGCGCGGGGCCGCGGCGTGCGCGAAAGAACGCGATCAACGTCCCGAGCTCTTCTTCGGACCGGATCCCTGGACCAACATCGAACCGCAAACGCGCATCGGACCACAATGAATTGCGCCGCTCGTGGCCCGATGCTGTGACCGCAACCGAAGTTGAAAATTCGGGGCTCACGCCCGTGTCGCGGCCCAGCGCAAGCGGGTAGAGAATGTCGTCGAAAGCCTGCTTTTCATCGTCCTCTGTCAAGGCGAGGCGCGTGTAGCCATCGCGGGTAATTTGCGGGAGCGCCCAGACGAAGCGGTGCGAAATTCCCCGCTTCTTCGCTTGGTCAAGACCGGAATCGATGCGCGGCCAGTAGGCATCTGCATCCTCCGCGCTCAGCACAAAGCCGGAAAGATAGTCTTGCTGCTCAAGCGGATAACCCAGCCGCGTATCAAATTCGGAATTGGCGGCCCGCCGCAAGGCGTCCGCACCGGAGGTGAGCCAGTCGTAATCCTCAAGCTGCAACCGGTCGAATGCAGGCCACGCCCACTCAAGAGGGACATTTGCCCGCTTTGCTTCGGGCATGTCCGGGTCGAGAATAGTGGGCGTAAAAGCCAGCAGCAAAATTTCGGCAGAGCCATTGGCCGCATCGCGCACCGCCTGCGCCAGATCGAATGTCGACTGGGCCAAAAGCGTGCCCGCCTGATCGAGCAAATCGGTCTGGACCTGCGAGAGCGGTTCTTTCATCGAAGCAATCGTCGGTGGCGAACCGCCAAACTCTGCGATCGCGGCGGCATCGTACAGACATGGCTTGCCCTCTGGCGTGACCCACCACCAAGGTTCCCCGATCTGGAAGAGCACGGGAAGCCCGGCCATTTGCACGATCACGACGAAGAACTGGGCGGTCGATTGCAGCCAGTTCATCGCTTGCGAATTGGCCGGCGATAACAGCGCAGAGGGCGGAACCCAGCCGGTCCGCGCGGGCTCTCCGTCATGGGCAATCTGCTGCCAAGCGGCGGGGCAATGGTCAGCGAATAATTCGTAGGAAAGCGAAGTGATAACTTCAAAGCCCTGCTCGGCTGCGCCCGTATAAAAACCGCGATGCCACCGAAAGGCGGGCACGCAAAGCTGGCCATTGGCGGCGGCAATCAAGCGGCCTTCTCCCGGTTCCAGCCGGAAAAAATGGCTCATCCCGACATAGTGCAATATTCGCCCGCGATAGCCGAGACCGCGGATATTGCGCAGCAGCCGCGCCGGGGTCTGGTTGTAGGCGTCATCATAGCCGGTCGCGATTTGCTCTTCATGCGGCGGCAAAATCACATCACCGATTTCCAGCAGCGGGCGATCTCCGTCGCAAGAAATCCCGCTCAGTGTGACAGTGGCGTTTGCCCGCTGCGGCAGTGGCAGATCGCTGCCCGCCGCATAGCCGGGCGGAACCATCGATATAAACATCCGGTCGATGTCACCGGGGTGGACCGGTTCACCGGGCAATCCATAGCCGCTTTCAAGCTCTGAAAAGGGCAGGGTGATCTGGGCGCTGTGCGGATCTCCCGAGGCATAGTTCCAAAGGCGGACATACCAGCTGCGCGAAACGCCTGCCTGGTCGCGCCCTTCGATCGTCAATGTCGGCCCGTTTGGCTGATCGAGCGGAATGAGCCCGCTCGATTGCCAATGGAAGCGCAAAGTCGTGCGGGCATAGTCACGGTCGGTAGCGTAGGCGAGCAGCGGGTGATCGAGTGTATCCTCGCTTTCCCAGATCAGCCCGGCCAGCTCGCCCTCGTGATGAAATTCGCAATCTACCCTGATTTCGTCGGGACCCTGGGTGACCACAGAGGCCATCATCGGACGCGGAAAATTGACGGTCCAGAAGCGCGGATCGAAGCGCTGAATATGGTCGCTTTCCTGCCCGCGTCGTTGGCGAGCCAGCCAAAATGCCATCGGAGCTTCCTTTAGATTGAGAGCAATGCACGGCGTACCGCGCTTGCCACTTGCCGCGAGGATCGTTGCAGGGCGACCGGGGCGCTGGTTCCGCGCGGTTGCGACAACTGGATCGCGATGCGGACATCGCGGCCAACCGCGCGCGCGGGCTGCATTGTCTCGACGCGTCCCGCGCTTGTCGGGACAAACAGTTCCGGCCCGCGTTCGCCGACCAGATAGCCGCGCCCGGGCGAAACCGGACCTCCGGTTGCTCTGCCCGGCAGGCCGAACAAAGATCCAACCAGTCCGCCAAAAATATCGCCCAATCCGCCCGACCCCTGGCTGCCGCCAAAAATCTGGTCGAGACCCAGTTGCAAAGCCTGCGCCGCAATCTGGTCGAGCACCTGGGTTGCCGTGCGTTTCAGATCTTCAAAGCCCAGGCTTCCCTTGCGAAGGGCGGAAAGCAGGCCTCTTTCGAGAATATTGCCGGCCCTGCCGAAACCTTCCCCCAAAACGCTGTCCACGCTGCCGCGCATTTGAGCGATGTCTTCTGCAAATCCGCGCGTGCTGGCGCGCACATCAATCAGCAATTCGTCGATATGTTCATCCATCGCGTTCGCTTTCCAACAAGGAGTCGAGCTCTCTTCGTGACAGGCCGCCTTTCGCCGGTGCTAATTCCTTCAGCGCAAGAGCCAGATCGGGCGGTGTGGCGTTCCAGAACTCGGCAGGGCGCCAGCCGAGCGTTTGTGCGGCCAGTCCAGCGAGCTGCGCCGCGCGCGGCCCGAATAGTTCTGTCATCCCGCGCCCTGCAGAATTGCGCCCAGCAGCGCGCGCAGCGGCTTTGCGCATCCGGCGAGCCCGGCTTCGATTGTTGCTGCCTCGATCTGGTCGCGCGTGAACTGATCCTGCGCTTCAAGACAGTGCCAGAACAATCCCGCCATTTCGGCCAATTTAAGCTGGCCGTCACCGGCGCGCTCGACCAGTGCAAACAGCGGACCAAGTTCGTCCTCCGCGCTGACCAAAGCGGCAAAGCTGGGGCGCAAGATTTGCGGTGTTCCGTCCACAGTCAGCGTGGCTTCGCCGCGATAGCTATTGGCGCTGTGCGTCATACGGGCACCACCGCCCCGGAGCTTTCCAGCTGGAGCGTGTAATTGCGTTCGCCGTTGAAATCGCCGGCATAGTCCAAACGCTGGACCAGGAAGCGACCGCGCAGTTTTTCGCCATCCTCGAAAGACAATTCGTAATCATCGATTGTCCCGGCAAGCGCGTGCGCGCGAATCCCGTTTTCGGCCGAGCTGCCGAGAAAGATTCCGCTGGCGCTGACCGACACCGATCGGGTCCCCGCGCCCGACAGGAGGTCGCGCCATCCGCCCGATTCCTTGCTGGTCACCACCACAGTGTCGCCATTTATCGACATTTGCGTGGTGCGCAGACCGGCAACGGTTTCATAGGAAGGCGGCTGCGCTCCGTCGCCAATCTTGAGGAGAAAGGCAGAACCTTTTTGTGCTGTCATGGAAAGTTACTCCGAAGTAGTTTCAAGGATGCGGAACCGGTATTCGAGAAGTACCGCGCGGAGATTGCGTTCGCGCCGTTCAGCGCGTGCGCGCAGGAACACGATTGTTGCGATTTCAAAACCGGTTTGTATGCGCGGGAGCGCGCTGATCCGCTGCTCGATTGCGCGGACCAATGCGCCATCTGCGGCAATTTCATCGCCGCGGGTGTTTAGCTCCACCGCGATCCGGACTTCGCGGCCTGCACGGCCCTTGGTGCTCCAGTCGATAGAGGCGCTGGCGGCGATGCCCAGCCATGGCGGACTGGCGCGAACCGGGCTTTCTTCCTCGACCGCGTTGAGCACTCCGGAAAGCGACGGATCGTTTCGCAGCCAGTCAACTAACGCTGCGCGTAAAAGCGTTTCCATCAATCAGCCTTTCTGAAAAGCGGCCAGAGCAGCCGGGCCTTGCGCCAACGCGACGGGTCGCTGCGGTGCGAACGGATCGCGTTCTCACCGTGAGCAATTGCTATACGCTTTGCCCTTGCAGCCAGCCGCCGCGTAACATCGAGCGCACCTTTGGAAATCTGCGCGCTGATCACGTCAGGCGCGTTCTGCGCCACGGGCGCCACAAAGCGGTTATGCTGTCCGGCAGTGAGGCCGATTGACCGCTATCGCGATCACGATAGCGGGCTGCGGCAAGGCGGATGATGCCATGCTTCAGCCCTTCGGGTAGCGACCCCCAACCGGGCGCCAGACCGGCGACAAAGCGAACAGCGATCCGGCCAGCCGATCCTTGCTGAAGAACACGGACGCACGCGCTGCCATCGGCTTCGAGTTCGATTTCGTAAGCATCGGAACCGAGAGCAAATCGAGAGCCTTCTGCGGGAATGCCGTCAACGCCGGTGATCGCCTGAACAGGCTGTGTCGATAGCGATTGCCAGTCGCGCCGCGCAGGAAGAATTTCTTCGCCCGTGACCGAAAGCGGCATAGTCCGCGTAAAGGCTTCGCAGCTTTCGACGCTGGCTTCGAGCAGCGCCGTAAGCGCAGCATCTTGCAAATCTGTGGTGATAGCGAGCCATTGCTTCAGCTCGTCCAATGCGGCCCCGCCAAGCTCGGCAGGCGTGATAATGGTTCGGCGCATAATGCGTCCTTTTGAGAGTTGTTTGTTTGGTCCCTCAGTCGCCGGAAACTTGTTTGTTTTGCCTCAAGCGCCGGCGGTCGCATTCGCTCCCTTAGGCTCCCGCCCTACCGGGCGACGCGCGTGCAGGTGGCCTTTGGCCGTCTGCGCCTTCGGCTTCGACTCCGCGCTTGCGATCAGCTGTCGCTGACCGGACCATTCCAAGCCATCTCAGTATTGCATTGATCCGGTCCGCCAACGGACGGACCGCAAGGCCGACCGGCCGACCGGCCACCCGCAGCGCAGCGGCCGTCTGGGAGCGAAAGCGAGGATAGCCTAGTGAGCGGACGCGAACGCCGGCGCTTGAGGCTGAACAAACAAATCGCACCCGCATCGCGCGCGGGAGGGGCATGCGGCGATGCGGGTGCGGGAGGGGCGAGGGAGAAGGGGGGCTCAACCTCGCCGGGGCGGCACTAGCTCTCGATCTTGAGCAGCTTGATCGCTGCACTATCGAGAACCCCGCCGCCTACGCGCTTCGTTGCATAGAAGTGCACGAAAGGTTTGTTGGTGAACGGGTCACGCAGGATCTGTGTCGCGCTGCGTTCGGCGATCAGATAGCCGTGGCGGAAATTGCCGAATGCAATCGGGAATGCGCCGGTTGCAATATCGGGCATATCCTCGGCTTCGACCACAGGGTATCCAAGCAACCGGTCAGGCTGACCATCGACCAGCCCGGGCTGCCACAGAAATGCACCGTCGGTGGTTTTGAGCTTGCGAACTTCGGCCAATGTCGAAGAGTTCATCACAAAGCTTGCGCCCTGGCGGTGGCCCGATTTCATCGTGTGGACCAGATCGATCAGGCTGATTTCGGGATTGGAACCCAGCCCCGCATCATCGCCGCTGCCGATATATTGCAGCGTGCCAAACGCGCGCGCGGAATCTTCGGCGGTTGAAGTGGGCGCGCTGAGGAAACCTGCGGGCTGGTCGCTGCCCGATCCGCTGACGAAGGCTGCGCCTTCTGCGCGGGCAAATTCCATCGCAATCTCGCTCGCCAGCCAGCTTTCAAGATCGAATGCCGCGTCGTCGAGCATGGCCTGGCTTGCCGCGGGATTGGCGTAGAGCTCGCCCGTGGGCGGGGCGATTTCCGAAAATTGCGGCGTGTCGGTTTCGGGCCGGGCGGCGGTTTCGCTGACCCACCCGCTGGCAGTACCACCTGTCGAGACAAGCTTGCGGTAACCTGCGCTGCCGGTTTGGACCACTTGCGAAATGGCCCGGATCGGGCTGATTTCGGTCAATTCGCGGGCAATGACCGCATCGATTTCCTGCGGTACGGCATAGCCGCCATCGGCGGGCGTCTGTCCGCTGACCGATTTGATTTCATGTTCGCGGCCATGGCGCAGATAGCCATCGACGAAGCCTTTGACTTCGGCGCTGGCGCTCGTGCCAGACAGGGCAGGGCGTGCGGCTGCTTTGGCGACTTTGTCGAGGCGGGCTTTCACCTCATCGACATCGCTGCGGAGCGAGGAAATGTCTTGCTCGGTCTTGTCCTGCCGCGCGACGATATCGAAGCTGGCGTCGAGCTGATCGGCAGTGTCGGAAGTGGAAAGAGTGGTGTCATCCATTGGGAATGGGCCTTTCGTTTGGGGGAGTGAAAAGACAGGGAGTGTGGTGGTTGCTCAGGCGATCATGTGAACGCGCGCGCCGTGTTGCAGTGGGTGCGTGACCAAGCTGATTTCGAACAGGTCGATTTCTTCGAGGCGGCGGCCGGTGCCGTTTTTCCGGTACCGACGCGCGCGGTATCCGAAGCTGAGACCGCTGACTTTGTGCCCGCTCAGCAGGGTGGCGGCTTTGCCATCGGGATTGTCGATCTCCGCAATGATACGCAGACCGCGCTGATCTTCGCTCGCGGTCACCACCCAGCCGATTTGCTGGTCGGGCCGGTGCTGCCAGAAGAGCGGCAACGGGGCCGATCGCCGGACAAGCGTGCGCTGGAACGCGCCCTTTTCTACCGTGTCCTGCGCCGCATCGGGTGTGCCGAACAAAGCGGCATAGCCGGCAAATCTCATAGGACCAGCGTAACGCAAAGCCCGGCGACAAAGCCGAGGGTAAGCGGCGCGATCTGGCCAAGGGCGCGCCATCTTGAGATGGCCCTGGCTGATGCGGGCTTGATCTTGCTGAAAATTGTCATGCGCTTTCTCCTTTGGGTTCAAGCCCGATCATCGCGCGCTTTTCATCACGGCTGAGGAATTCGGCGGTGGAAATTTGCGACCACAAACGCTCGCGATCTTCTGACAGAGCAGGGATCTGATCGAGATCGACCGCGAGTGTTGCATCGGCAAACCAGCTTGAAAGACCTTGCTGCAGTCCGCCGAGAATTTTGCCGGCGAGCGGCAGCAGCGTGAGCCGCCACAGCGCGCGATTGGCCTCGCGGTAATTGGCATAGGTGTTGTCGCCCGGCAGGCCGAGCAGCATCGGCGGCACGCCAAAAGCCAACGCGATGTCGCGCGCGGCGGCGGCTTTGAGCGTGGCAAAATCCATGTCTGCCGGGCTCATCGACATGGCTTTCCAGTCGAGCCCGCCTTCGAGCAGCATTGGCCGTCCCGCATTGGCCTGCCCGGCATAGGCGGCGGTCAGCTCGGACTTCAGCCGCTCGAACTGGTCGGTGGTCAGCCCGCCGCTATCGCCGGTTTCGTAAACCAGTGCGCCCGATGGCCGCGCGGCGTTTTCGAGCAAGGACCGGTTCCATTCGCTCGCGGCATTGTGGATCGCGACCGCCTGTTCGGCTGCGGCAAGGCTGCCCGCGCCGTAATGGTCATCGCCGGGGTGAATGCTCTTAAGGTGAATGATGTTGGGCCAGCCGGCCTCGTCCTCCAGCGGGATTGTCAGCGTCCGGTCGGCCAGTCGATAATGATATGCGGTTGGCCAACCATCCTCGCCCGCCACCACCGAAACACGTTCTGGGCGCAGCGCATAGAGCTCGACCGGCTGACCACTTGCATCCTTCATAATCTGGACAAAGCCATTGCCGTGCAACAGCACATGCATCGCCAGCGTTTCGATCAGCGACTGCCCCGCGCTCGGGCACTTCACCAGATCGGCAAGCGCGCTGTCACTGGCTGATAGCGGCGCGCTTCCTACACCTTCCGCGACAATCCGTACCGCGCGCTGCGCCACCGGATTTTCGACAAAACTGGAATGGATCGCGCGGCCATAATCAAACGGTGCCCGCGGACTGCTGCCATCGAAAGCAACCGCCCAGGGCGAAACAAACCCGCGCGCCAAAGGCACACGTTTTCCGCCCCCGCCTTTAAAGGCGGAAGCGATGGTTGAGAGGAAAGACATAAACTATTCCCTTGGCTTGCCGAAAGGCGTGGAGCACGGCATCATCTCGTGGCGATGAAACTTTTCGATTACTTTGTCGGTCAGAGCGTTGTGTTGATATCCAGGCTTCCGCTCGCCGACGTCGAGCAGCGGATCAATGATGCAACCCCGCCTTGGTACTGGCCATTCGCGGATGGCGTGCGGGGTTGGGCGTGGTTCGGGCGGGTTAGGTTGTCATACACCGTTGCTTGGTTCTTCGACTACGGCGCCAAGCCGGTCTTGGCGGGCAGGCTGGTAGACGAGTTAGGAGCTACCAGGCTGCAGGCGAAGTACAGGGCTCCTGCTTCCGCTTACATCTTCTACGCTATGTGGTATTTTGTTCTCACGTCCACAGTGATTTCCCTTCTTGCCTCATGGTTTGATGACAAGCTTGAGCCGGGCGGATGGACTCTTCTTCCATTCATTGGAATCATGCTGGCAGCGCCGTTGGTCATGCATTTTGTGTTTACCCGGAAATCGGAAGATGATCTCGACGCAGTGTTGGTGTTTCTCGCCAACGAGGCTGAATTCGTAGCCGACATAAATCACCTAGATCGCTGAAATCCGCGGCCTCGCCTGCTGCCCCAACATCAACTCCGTCAGCGCCCATACGAGCGCATCGGCGCGGTCGGCGCTGCGGCCGGGGCCTTCGTAACCGCCGCCCGCCATCAGAGCGCACATCTGGTCTTCGAGCGCGGCGAAAGTGCCGCAGTGTTTGACCCGTCCGGCCTCGTAAAGCGCGGCAACCGGTTCGGCTCTGGCCGCTTTGCCGCGGCTGGCATGCACCAGCTTGAGCGGCAACGAAATCTCCGCCGCACGCAGCACGCTGGCGACCATTGCGCCGCCTTGATTGGCTTCGGCAACCACCCGGTCGGCGGCCCAGATTTGTGCTGCATCAGCCACCGCCCGCGCCCAGCGTTCGGGCGAAGCTTTCGATACCGAACAGTCGGCCAGCACCACGCTGCTTCCATCATTCCTCAGCCCAGCCACAACGATCCCGCATTCATCGCCATCTGAAGAAGCGGGTGGATCCACCGCCACCACGATCCGGACATAGTCAGCGACAGCGGCGTCAGCGCGGCTTCTTTCCAACAGCGCGCGGCTCCATAAAGCGCCTTCGATTTCCTCGATCAATTCACCGCCCAGTTCCTGCCGGGCGAGAAGCGAATTGCCGAATTCCTGCTCCATCGCGGTCAAAAATGTTTGCGGCAGGTTGAGCGCATTGTCCCTGGTCGGGCCGCCCGAAATTGCCGTGTTTTCGCTATCAATCAGCCGCCGGACCAGCGCGGTATTGCGCGGGGTGGTCGTGGCGACGATCCGCTGTTCTTTGCCGAGCCGCAGCCCGAGCGTCAGATTGTTCCAGCATTGCCCCGCGCGGTCATGCGCCTGTGGCCATTTGCCGATCTCGTCGCACCATGCGTGGCTGTGCTGCGGCCCGCGCAGGCTTTCCGGCTCGGCGGCCGAATAGAGGATTGCCTGCGCACCATTGGGCCAACGCAGCCGGTGCAGCGAAGGCTCGAATTTGGGGCGCTGCCCGGCCGGAGAGCAGGCGATCAGCCCGCTTTCACCTTCGACCATAACGCTGCGTGCCTCCCCGAGAGAAGTTGCAACCAGCGCGATCCGCGCGAACGGATCGCTTTCGGCAATCGAGCGGACCCATTCTGCGCCCGCCCGCGTTTTGCCAAAGCCGCGCCCGCCCATCACCAGCCACACCCGCCAATCGCCAGATGGAGGCAGTTGGCCCGGATGCGCCGTCAACGAAAACAGATTGTCCCAGTCGCGTGCGGCAATGCGCGCGTCGGTGCCATCCATTGAGGCCGTGACATGAGTGCGATCGCGCTTCTCCACTTCGTGCATGAAATCAAGATCATCGCGATCCGCGTCCTTCCTTTTGCTCACTGGGTGGTATCGCCCCGTGCCTGGCGGCGCGCGATCACGCGCTGGCGCAATTCTTCCAGCTTCCCTTCGATGATTTCTCGTGCACGGTTGCTATCCATGCCCAGCCGCTGCGCATTTTCCTGCGCCATTGTATCCTTGTGCAGAGCGAGCAATCGCAAAGCGGCGGCATTGTCATGGCGGGGACCATCCTTGGCCTCTCCCGAACGCAGGCGGGCAAGCAGGTCGAGCTCGAGATGCTCATATCCTTCGATCAGCGCCGCCCGCCACGAGCGCGCGAAGCCTTCTTCTTCGCGGCGCAGCTTATATGCCCGGCTCGGATTGATTCCGGCCCGCCGCGCGGCTTCGCTGACATTCGAAGTTTCTGCCAGAATATCGAGAAACAGATCGCGCCAATGGCGGTTGAGCGGACCGGTTTCGCCTGTCTTCAGTTCTGGTTTGATCTTGGTCCTGTTCACCACCGGCTCGTCCTCGTGCTGCGCGAGCCAACGCAAAACGGGCGCACCCGCCAT